ATTTCCGCCAACAAACGTGTATTTGCCATTTTGGGCTGTATAGACAAAGTTAACGTGCCTATAACTCCAGAATGCTATGTCACCGGGCTGTGCTTGATCTTTAGGAACTTGTGTAGCGTTCCATTTTCCCGGACTGGTCGTAATTGCGGCCGCACTTGCAGTTTGGAAATATCGATATCCCGAACTCTTTAATCCAAAGTTAATAAATCCCATGCACCATGCTGTTTGATCTGTGGTCCACGGACTGCTACCAGGATATCCTATGTTCTGCCAAATACCGGTAATATTAGGATTACTAGGTTTACCACCTTGACCTGTTTCTCTCCACTTACCTTGAGCTGCTTCGTCAAGACATTTGTCTAAGAATGGAACAATACTAGAGAAGGTAGTATCAGTTGAAATTAACGATACTGCCGCAGTAGCGGTTGTACCATCATCTACGGTACCGGCGTAGTTACCTTTAACGCCGTCAGCTGCCGCGGCAGCATTATAATATTGATTAGGTTGACCATTCTGAGCAGCTACATAGGTATTGACCTGGCTCGCTACTTCCTCAACTACTAATGGATCTAGTTCCACTGCCACTGATATGCTAATACCGCCAAAGGTTCCACTAGCACCAGGCGATTGCCAAAGAGCAATTGGGACGTTATTGGCGTAGACGTTGCCGCTATGGTAAACGTCGGCAACGTGTACTACTCCGTGAACTCTTGCACCTGGTACGTATGGCATTTTTTAATCCTTATAAAAATCTAGGCAAACTATTTGTTATGGTGCTAATATTTGCAAATAATGTATTAATGGTTGCTGTTGAAGAAATCAAAGAACCCAAGTCTTGCCTATACCAATCATAAATTTCTGTAGGTGCTACCCAATCGTAAGGTCCAACATGCCTAATACCAGTAGTAGTAGATGCGGTTGCAATTCTTTCTAATGACGATGCAATTCTTTCAAGATACGGACTGTAATCATATGCTATCGATATGCTTCCCGTACTTGTTGAAACGATTGTTGGTTCCATAATAATATCCTAAACTACTATTTACACTAGGGCAATACCAGTTGTTCCCTGTACATATTGATCGGATGCACTTTTTTCTGCAAGTACCATAACAATGATGTGATTGTGTTTAATAGTAACATTGTCTGCTCCGCCTAAGAACATAAATGGCATCATACCTAGTCCTTGTGCGCCAATGCTTACACTTTTAGGTCTGTTCAGTTTAACATACTCTGCGGTATCTTCATCTAAACGTCCGATGATCTCTTCACCGGAAATTAATTTAATGCTCACTGTATCACCAGTGGCTGCGGGTTTTTGAATTAACATATTATTCCTTATCTTCTTCTTTGGGTATTTCGCATAAAGCTTCAAGTGTTTTGTAATGCTCGTAGGCTTTTTTAAGAGCCGCGAAGTGCTCTAGTTTTGCAGGGTCTGGTTGGAGTATAGCAAGCCGGTTTGAAATAGTTTCCATAAACTCTGAGATATTCCGGCCGTTTATCATAACCTTGCCTTCGAACTCTGCGTCACCTGAGACTTTTAAACCTGGAGTTGACGAACTACTGCTTATATTCCAATTTGTGTTGCTCCAGCTAGTGCCATTCAAGCCGCTGGTTAAAAAGCTACCAGAGCTACCAACTGCACCATAGTTGCTACCGCTACCGTTACTAATAGTAATGCTAGATGGTGTTGTACTATAGGAGTAATTATAAGAGTTCATACTGCTAGTATCTATCATAGTGATACTGTCGTAATCTTCACCACCGGATAGATCAATGGTGTTCTCATCTACAATAGGCTCGTTATCCATTTAGGTGTGCCTTTAGTTCAGTAAAGCCACCAATGAGTTGATCATTGATAAAGATCTGTGGTACTGTTCTTGCTGTGGGAATTGCTTCTAACAATTCTTCTTTAGAATACCCATCACCAATTTTCTTTTCTTCAAATGGAATACCTCGTTGTTTTAATAATGCCTTTGCCTGATCGCAAAATGGGCAGTGGTACTTCGACCACACAATTGCTTTAGTCATTTTTACTTCCTTATAGATCTGGTAATTCTTCATAGCTAACTGAATCGCTCATAACACCAATAACATAATTGGTACTTTCGTTTTCCTGTAATGCTGTTTGTTTTTTGTTGATGTTAACGTGCTTGTTAAACCAAGGGATAGGACTGGCCTTAGGATGCTCTCCAGCATACTTAATACCAATTTCTTTTAATCTTGTAAATGCTGTGTAGTCAACAAAGTCACTGAGAATGGCGGCGTTAAGACCGATAACTGGACCTAGTTTAAACAAATAGGTCGCCCAGTCTTTTTCTTCATTAACAACTTCTTGATATAGGGCATAAACTTCTTCAGCACATTCTTCTTCCAACTTGACAAAATCTGCGTCGTCTTTACCAACATTGTTGATCAACCAAGCCGTCCACTCAGTGTGTAATAACTCGTCTTGTAGAATTAAACTAATAATATTGCCATTGCCAATGTATATCTTATTCTCTACCATGGCCAATGACGTAGCAAAACTTACCATGAAGCGTAATGCCTCCAATGCATATGATGCATGTAGTGCCATCCATATGGCTCGCTTGTGAGCATAGATTCCAATGTCTTCGCCCAACTCTTTACGGCAGTTAAGAATATGAAGTTCCTCATAATAACGACCAATGTTAGCTGCCATACCAACAATTTCAGCTGTGTCATGAATCTTATTAAATTCTTCTTTGGGTACTCCATAAACATTCCTTATGATGTGACTGTAACTTTTACTGTGAATATTAGTTTCAAAGAAACTCCAGTTACTCACAAGTGCTTCTAATTCTGGAACACTGATTACAGGACTGAATACTTGATTAGGAGCACGACCTTGGATACTGTCTAAGGCTGTCTGACGTAGTAGGTTGCTGGTAAAGATATGCTTGACAGCATCGCTGGCATCTTTGTGATCCATCTTGTCTTTGGTGAGACTGATTTCTTCAGGCACCCAAAAGAATCCACGAGCAAGTTCTTCGTACTTGGCAATTTTAGGATACTTAACCTCTTCAAAACGTTGCACTGTTACAGGACCTTCTGGATCCAAGAACATATGACGTTTAAGATAGTTTGTTTGTTTACTTAGGTTATATTGTTGTTTGCTCATAATTTGCAGGCCTCGCAGTCATCATCATATATTGTAATTGGTTCCGCAGTTATAAGAGGAGTGTTAGTCCCTGTGACATCAGCTTTGGCCCCAACCTTGTTAATTAAACTATAGTATATAGTTTTTAGTCCCCATCTGTAAGCCAACATCAAGTTCTTAGCAATTACAGTTGCGGGTACTTTACCACCTTGATAATTAGCGGGATTGTAGAATGTATTAGTGCTTAGACTTTGATCAACATATACTGCTAATACAGCACTAGTTTTCAAGTAGTCAATACAATCTGTTTGGTCCCACATAAGTTGGTAACGATTCTTTAGACGTTTGTACTCTGGTACTACTTGTACAAACGATCCGGCTTTTGATTCCTTGACAGAAATCATTTCCATAGGCATTTCAATTCCGTTAGTGCTGTTTAAAACAACACTGCTAGATTCAACTGGTGCCACGGCCATTAGTGTTGCATTACGAATACCATGCTTGATCATACGTGCTCGTAATGGTTCCCAGTCCATGCTGGGTGTAAAGTCAGTGAGTTCATTAACTCCAGCCTTGCGCCTTTCCCAGGGAAATACTCCCTTACCGTAGTAAGTGTACTGACTACGTCCGCATGGGCCTCGTTCTTGGGCAAGCTCGACACTGGCTTCAGTAAGGTAGTATGCTTGGTGTTCCATCCAACGTTTAACTTCTGCCAGTGCATCTTTCTCACCGTATTTGAAACTCTTACGAGCATGCCAATAGGCCAAGTTAGTAATGCCAACACCTAGTGGTTCGAAATCTGTGTTGGCAAGTTTACTTTGTACACTTAAGAAGTCTTGGTAGTTTAATAAATTACTTAAACTGCGAACTAGCACACGACATGCTTTTCTCATTTCTTGTGGATTTCGGAACGCACCCCAATTTATCGACCCAAGAGTGCAAAGAGCAATTCTTCCTTCTGGGTCTTCAATTCTCTGGAAAGGTCGGGTGGGTAAAAGTATCTCTTGGCATAGGTTTGATTGATATATTGGATCCACCGTTGTATCAAAGGGACCCTGGTTGATAACGTTGTCGATGTTGACAAGATAAATGCGCCCAGTATCAGTTCTCTCCTTAAGAATTCCATTTTTGAATATCTCATCCGCCGATACAACTTTCTTTTTCTTTGTCTTATCTTGTTCATATTGTAGATACAACTTTTCAAATTCTGCGCTGTCACGATAGTAGGCTTCGTATAGGTCCGGAACTTCTGCCGGGTCAAATAACGACATTGTTTCGCCACGCTTATAACGATTCCAGAACATGGCATTAACTACTACACTATAATCCATTTGGCGCACACGAGTTTCGTCTGTACCTTGATTATTCTTAAGCACAATTAAGTCTTCAAATTGAGCATGCCATACTGGAAATGTAACTGTACAGCTGGCATTGCGTATGCCACCTTGACTGCATGATCTTAAATCGGCGAACCATTTCTTTAGGAAGGGTACTAGACCCGTATGCTTGATTTCACCATTGCGAATTGGGGCGCCTAACGGTCTGATTCTGCCTATTTCGAGACCAATACCGGCTCGTTTTGAGGCATATTTGGCCA